CATGATTCGTACGTACGCAATGATCTTCTTCTTGGGTTATTTCCTTTAAGTTGTGTATATACTTGCGTGGATTTTCTGCAGTAGCATCATCTTTTTTAACAGTAAATCCACCTTCGAGCAAATAGCATTTTTCTGGATTAAACACGAATGTAGCTCCAGCTAATTCTTTTTCTATAAGATATTTTGCTGCTGCTTCAGGAGTCTTCATACGAAGAGCATTGCGTATTGCAAGACCGTCTGGAGAAACGATTGGTGTTTTTTTCTTATTTTTAGAAAGCACTTTTTCTCCTTCTTTTTCATCGCTCTTTACGCTGAATGAAGCGCTTATAATTGATAGTCCATATTCGTTGACGCCTTCTGTCCAACGAGTAGTTTGGTCGTCGATAAACAACCTTTGAATGCCATCACGGTTAGAGTTAACTACTTTAATTTCCGTAGGATAGTTACGATCGCGATTTTTTGCACCTACCCAACCAAACTTTTTAATGTATTTTACTGCTACTACGCACATATGTGATAATGGGTTATATTATATTTATAATACTACGTTTTTACCGTGTTTTTACCATCTTTCTTAGGCCATTTAACACTGACAATGCTAATTTTGCGCTTGTAGGTCCTGGCCATGGAAAGCTTAAACCAATTACTCCAGTAACAAATAGTAATAACATTCGCGTACCCTCTGTGCCTGCAAAAAGTGTTGATAGCGCAAAATTTCCTGAAAGCGCAGCTAGTATATCAGAAGAGTCAAAGTCGTATGACAAATCACCAGTAAATGACATATTCAACCAAATATAGAGTAACAGGCCTGCGACAGCAAAGCCTCCTATTCTTTTTATAACAGGGTGTTTTTGTAGCCAGATGTCTAGATCACGAAGTGCCTCCTCTGTCCATCTGCCAATTTTAGTTTTTGAAACATATTCTGCGATTGCCCGTTGTATTTGGGCATATGCTGCAAAACCAGCCTTTATTGATTTCCAAAGATTAGCTAAGTTAAAACGTAGCGCACTAAAAAACTTAAAAACCCGACTATCTTTAAAGAGTGTTAGAGTGTCTTGCAAATTTGCTCCAGCAGTTGATGCGAGAGTCTTTATAAAGTCTAGCTTAGCGCGTACTCCAGAAGTTAATCCATTTAAGATATTTTCATTCAACTTTGAAGTTTCAAGAAGTGTCAGAGCCTCATAATAATCAAGTTGTTCTTGACTTAAAGCAGAGTTGTATTCAACGAAGCTTTTCATGACTTCTTTTTAACGTTTCCAATGCTATACTTAGAACGTAAATCCCATTCTGATTTGTCTCTATGGGAAATAATTTTTATCTGTTTTAAAGAAGTAGTGCCTTGCAATGAGTTGCGATCTACTATAGAAAGAAGATTCCAATCAGAAAGCAACATCGCGATCGTATTACGACGACATTGATCTTCATACATAAATGTAGATGGCTTTCCATCTAGCATAAAAAGCTCTTTAAAATGGACGATAAAATAGCGTCCTTGCTTATGAAGAATATGACAACTTTGAAATAAAACATTCGTTTCACGCTTTGATGACACGCCAATTCGTGAAAGTGTTTCTTTAATCTTTAGAAAATCATCAGGGTCATGCAGATACACCTCAAGCATTTGAGATGGTGACCATTCAACTATATCTGTGGGGGAGTAAGAATTATTCATAACGATATACTATATTTATAATATATCGTATTTATAAATTATCGAGCCTTTCTATTCTTGCGCGCTGCTTTATTCTTTTGACGACGCTTTTCAACTCGCTTTGGAGACAGGTTTTTCTTACCCTGACGTGTTCTCCAGCCGCCTTGCATCATGCGCTTTAAAAATTTAGATGGATCAATTGATAATTTTTGATCAACGTGATCTTCTAAAATTTCAGCATCAACTATCTTTGCGTTTTCCTGTTCCTCCGACATCATATTTATTTTTTAGTGTATTTAGTTGTGATTGCGAGAATAGACTTAAAGCTTGACGAGCATGCTCAGCACTATAGTCATATTCCATCATGATATGTTTTACTGCTTCGCTGTCATCAGCACGCTTGCTCCATTTGCTAAATCGTTTACGAGGACGTATCGCATGCTTTAAAAAGTCGTATTGCATCTTCGGTGATAATGAAGCATACATATTCATTTCATTCGCGAACAACACTGTGTCATTGAAATATGACAACCCACGATTGACCATAAATGGCACATACTGTCGATCCGATCGATGCGGATCAGGTAAAGATGTACTGACATCAGCAGTACAATCTTTCATTAAATTTTTACCAGATTGACCTTCATTAATTGAATTAATAAAATCAAATGGAGATAGCTTTTTTAGTTCTTGTTCCATTCAACGCTACTCATTAGTTCAGTCATGCATGCAACCATATTTATTTCTTTGTCTGCAACAAAGGCAGACTTATAACCATAGTCTGCAAGAATTAACACTGCAGCAGGAATGCTTGATGGACTCACAAAGTCATAGAGACTATCATAAATTTTTCTAAAAACAACAGTGCTGTCTAGACTGCTGTTGTTGACTACCCAATTACGCATAGACTTAAAGTCTTTAGATTTTAGATGAGTTGCAAGTTCAGCAATGTTTTGATCACTCATTCCAACCAAGATAGCAGTTGGAATTTCCCCGCTAGTGCTATATCGTTGACACTCGTTAATCACTCGTCTCCAGTCTGGAGCATAACGAATAATTAGCTCTGCGATAGTTTTGTCAGTATACTTAATTCCCTCAGTCTTGAGAATATAGGTCAGACGCTTCATAAAATCTCCAGCAAGTGCAGCGAGAGATTTTTTAGTGGTATTAAATTCGATTACTGAACAGCGCGAATGCAACGGTTCGATGATACGATTTTTAAAATTACATGTTAAGATAAACCTACAGTTGTTACTAAACTCTTCGATAAACCCGCGAAGCGCAGGCATCGTTGACTGTGGATTTAGATAGTCTGCCTCATCGAGAATAACTACCTTGTATCCGCCAGACAACGAAACAGTAGATGCAAACTGTTTAATCTTGTTGCGAAGTACATCAATGCCGCTTTCTTCAGAACCGTTGATCAAGATATAATCAAGGTTTAACATATTACAAAGCGCTTTCGCAACAGTAGTCTTGCCTAATCCTGCAGTTCCAGCAAGTAGCAAGTTAGGCAATTGACCACCGCGTACGAGTTCATTAAATGTATTCTTTAATTCTGCTGGAAGAATACATTCATCAATCGTCTGAGGACGATACTTTTCACACCACAAATATTCGTCTGATTTCATGCAACTATCTTATACCAAAGTGATTTGTTTGTAAACATTTTTAATTTCAGCAGTTTCATTTTCAAATTGTGCTGCTGTTTTCTTATGGTATAATTTTGCAACTTTGCGAATTAGTGGTTTTGGAATGTCGAATGCATCAGATGCTGCATCGATAATATTTTTTACTTGTTCTCGACAATCATCCATCTTGCCAAGTTCAATACTAATTTCTTTTACTGCGTCAAGCAGTTCTTGTTTAGTTTTAGAGTCAGTCAAATCAATCATAATATATTTTTATTTTTCTCCGAAATAGTACGCATAAGCGATAAACCCAGCGACTGCCCAAAATGCAGTCGCATACAGAAAGGTCATGACGGGACTGTTAGCCCGTCGCTTTGATGCAGCAACACCAGCCATACCACCCTTTGGATTCATATATTGCAACCAAAGTAAGATGCGACCAGGAAGCGCATAGATTTCATAGAGTACATTTGTACCAACAGTCCCGTCAAGCCTATCTTTCGACATATTATTCTGGTTTAATGTTGTCTTCTTGAACAAAATCAAATTGCGTTTGACCGCAATCTTCTACCTCTTCCGAGGTATTAGTGGTCTCTGCAGCTGATGCGTCTTGTTCTTCAGTTTTTGGAATAAACGTTTTAAGCTTTTCAAATAATTTACCAACTATTTGAAATTCATCTGCTTCGAATCCGCCACGGCGGGAAACAGTTGAGATGATATTATACATGAGAATAACGTCACCCAGAGTAATAGCTGTATCGTCAGTTTCGGTTGTTTGTGTATTAGTTTGTTCTTCCATAAGTTTATATATCAGTTGTTAAATGTAGATGTATTTTCAAGAGCAATATAATATTGAACATCTTGACCAGTATGTTTCCAATGGCTAATTAGCTTTGAAGAGATGTTCACATCATAGTCTCCTTGAAGAAGCTTGAGATTTGCGATTAAGAATTGCAAATCAAAAGATCCTTTTTGCGAGTTGTCTTCATCTAATACCACTGAAAATGTATTTGCTGCACT